TCCTCACCTTCGAGGCTCAGGGCGGGAATGCCTCATCCTGGGAGCTCTACTCCTAACCCCACACACAGAAAGGAGGCGTCATGATTGAATCATTCTACGGAGATCCGCAGGATGTGCCAGACACAGAAAAGCCCGACACTCTGGGACTCCTCATCGGAAGGTATGTCACCAACATTGAGACAGGCACATTCATCACAGACTCTTGGATGGAGGACTGCGAAAAGTCCCAGGCATTACTCACGCTGGACGACGGAACACAGCTCGTAGCCATGGGGCGGGGAGGCGGGTGTGTCTGCGGGCAAGGTGACTTCGAGTTCACCAAGGCGTTCTATCAGGGCTCACCGACAGCACGAATCATGAACGCCATGGTGGAGATGGAGGGCAACGAGTGGTACGACATGGATATCTCAGCAACATGCTTCAAGGTGTTCGTGATCGTTGAAGACGAGAAGCTCCCCCTCCTCGAGTTCGACGGCTACGAGGGAGACGGTTTCTATGGCCGAGGCTTCTGGCTGGCCGTATACCCGGCAGAGAAGTAGCGCACACAAGTCCCTCCCTTGTAGTCAGGCAATTACAAGGGAGGGACTTGTTGTCTACCGTCGCCTACACCACCCGATAAGGCAGCACGTCAGCCACACCAGACACCATGCAACCTGCGGCTCCCCTGGATACCCCCTGATCGTAGGCAGCCTTACTGGGGCAGATGTGAGCCCATACTGGCTTGCCGAGACTCAGGGCCTTAGACCACTGGGCGGGAGTCGCGTCCCACGGGAACCCAAGGTAGTCCCAGGACGCAGCCCACTTGGCTAGGGTCCCGTCATCAGTGTGCTGGGCGTACGCATATCCCCAGCACCTCCAACCCGCGGCCTTCCACTGTGCGGCAAGCCAGGTAGCATCACCGGCGCTCTTCCAGATGACTCGACCCTTCGCATCGGCCGGAAGGAGCTTGGCCAGGTCAGCCCACTGACCAGCCGAGTACTTCGGGTCCAGCACAGTGACATGCGAGCTCCCGTACACCTCCAGGTACTCCTCCACGCGCAGGATCCGCTCTCCAGAAGTCCTGTACCTCTGCACCTCGGCCCAGGTCATCTGAGAGATGGGGGTGGCGGGTGCCGAGGGATCCACGCGCTTGAGATTTTGATCGTGGGCCAGCACCCACACTCCGTCACTGGTCCTGTGCGTGGATACCTCGAGGGCGCCGGCCCCGTGCGCGACGGAGTTCGTGTAGGCTCGCATGCTCATCTCCGGCCATGAGGCCGACCCTCCCCGGTGAGCCACGAGGAAGCCCCTCTGTGACACCATCGCGTCGATGGAGGGGTATCCGGACGGCATGGCCCGCATCTGCGCTGGAACGTCCTGGGGGGCCTCATGCACCCACACGCGTGCGGATCCATCTCCATGGATCTCCACGCTGCCGCCCCGGACTGGCGGCTGGGCGTTAGGGTCAACCTCCAGATCAATCCACGTCCACGCCGTCGCCGCAGCACCCGCGGGCAGTGAGGTGACCACGTCCGACAGGAGAGCCGACCAGGACACCTGAGTGGACGCAGACCCGGACGCCCACCCGGATCCCGCAGCCCTCCAGTCCGGTAGGGGAGTGCTGCTATTGGCGTGCATCTGGGATGCTACGAGAGCTGGAGTCGATCCCCCGAGAGCGGGGACTCCCGCCTGCCACGGGTGGACGGTGTACGACTTCACTCCGGACAGTACGAGTAAGAGAGCTCGCTCGCGAGCGCCTCCGGCGGTAGGTCCGGTGACGTTGACGTTGCGCGTCTGCTCAGGGTTCGTTACGCGCAGCACCGCAGTGTAGCCGGAGCGCCCATTCGCGTTCGGCACGATGTGTCGCTCCCAGCCGGCCGGAGGGACGGCGGCAGTGTTTCCGAACTGTGAAGCGTAGAAGATGACCGCGAGATCACCCACCTGCGACTCGGCCGACAGTGCTGGGACAGACCCAGCTGCTCCCTCAGCGGAGGCGCGGGAGCGGACCGACACCACAGACGGATCTGGCTCCGGGACGTACTCGCGCACCTCGATCTTGTGGAACGTCACATCCGGCGACCCTGCGGGCATCTGGAACTGCGGAGTCCATAGCGGATCCGGGGAGGTCGGAATGGTGAACCGAACCGACTTCACGGCATTCGAGCCCGCCGGCAGGTCGAAGTCGCCGATACGAGCCTGCCCGGTCTGCGATGTCTCATCAGCCTTGCTGAACTTGTTGTGCGCGATGGACACCTTGGACGGGGCTGCAGCTGTGTAGGTGAACGTCACCTCCCAGTTGCCCGATTTGACCGGCGTCGCCTGCGTGGCCCAGGGCACGAAGATCCCGCCGGAAGGGACCGTAAGGTCAGTCCCAGACTGTTTGCCGGTGTTAGTCCACCACTGGCCCAGCCACGTGAACACGGAAGTCTCCGGAGTGGGAGGCGGGGTCGGGTAGATCTTCGCGTCATGGATGAGGATGTCGTGCCCATCCTTGGCGGGGATCTCCAGTACAGGTACCCACTTGGCCCATTGAGACGGGGGGAGTTCGATGTCGATGCGTAGGGGCGCCTGCTTCCCTGCCGGGATGTTGATGAGGGTCGGCATCCTGGAGACGGCCTGACGCTTCCCGGCGGCGTCGTACCAGACGATGCTGATCGCCATGACGTTGACGCCGGACGTGTACGTGAGATCGATGGTGTACTTTCCGTCACCTCTGGGCTGGGCTGTGGTGTCCGTGGGGCTGGCGGATGAGTTGGCGGGGACGTATACCCCGTTCGCTCTCCGACTGCCTCGAGACAGCCACCAAGCCCCGATTGCGGGGAACACGCTGTCAGCCATCACTGCTCCTTACGGACGATGACGGTCCCAGCGGGGGTGCCCTCAGGGACTGGGTCGTTCTTGCCCAGGACGATGAGGCCGGGAGTGCCCGCGGGGGCAGCCCCACCTCCTCCGGCCTCACCCTTCTTCGCGAACGTCTTGTCGCAGTACTCGGCGCTGTACACGCGCACTTCAGCGGTCGTGATAGCCATTACAGGTGAGCCTCCCTGGAGTAGAGCCCGTCCACGGCTGGGACGGGATGCATGTGCTTAATGGTGACTGACCCGTCACCGTTGTCCTGGGCGTTCCGCATGAGGATAGAGCCGTCGGGCCTCTCGGCCCAGGCGTCGAATACGCCGTCGATAGACCCCACAGGGGCCTTAGGGTCGACCGGTCGCGGGGTTGCGAGCGGGGTCTTCACCGCTGCGGTAGCGGCCACCTCACGACCGCCACGGACCACGCTGAGACGTCCTGCACCCGCTGGGCCGACCTGGACCCCGAAGGATCCCGCCCATGGCGTGAACTTGAAGTCCTTCAGGTGCATGGTGGTAGCCGGGATCGACTCCCATCCACCCTTACCGCGGAAGGCCCACAGGTTGATGTGCATGCGCTGCGACCTAGGGATCGGGATGCCCTCCGTGAGGGAGCCCGAGTAGTAGCCCCCCTGGGCGACCGGAGTCGTACGCGCCTGGTCCTCAGTGAGGGGAGCCTCCCATGTCTCCCAGAACACCTTCCCTGGCGTCCATGTCATGCGGACGGTCGCGCCCTTCCCGGCCTGTGTCCACACGCGGTCGTTCAGGTGCTTGCCGGAGTCCTCCCCCTGTGGGTAGAGCGTGTACTTGCCGACCATGTCGGTGTAGCCCGACCAGTAGGAGTCCTCGACGATGTCGATCTCCTGGTAGCCGGGGTACGTGTCCTCCCAGTCGAACGGAAAGATGCCCCACACGATGTTCTTGTGCAGGTCGCGCATGCGGGCCGGGGCCAGGAGCTCATATGAGGCTTCGTAGGTCCCGTACCCCATAGATTCTGCGGACACGATCTCCGCCGACAGGGGCTCGCCACCGATGGTGGAGATGCTGATCTCCAGGGAGCCATCGGGGCGCTTGTGGAGGGCGCGCTCATTCCACCTCTGGTTTGCCGCCGGCCCGCCGGGGTGCCATGCGTCGGTACGGGTGAGCCAGTGGAAACCGAAAGCCTCCACCGGCGTCTGCCCGTAGTCCTTGTAGGGCTCAATGAGAGGCATGTCTCACGCCTCCCGGCGCACGATGACCGTGTCGTCAGGGGTACCCTCGGGGACCACGTCGTTGGGTCCGAGGACCAGGAGCTTCCCGGCCTGGCCAGCCCCGGCAGGCGCCCCGGCGCCGGCCTTCTTCAGGGCCTCGAGCTGAGCCTTCAGGTCCTCCACCTCGAGGTGCAGCCCGAGGGTGCCCCGGATCCAGGAGGAGGTGAGCCTGATCAGCTGCTCCGACGGCGGGTTCGCGTACGGGTTGCCGACAGGCTCCCACTGGCCGCCGCGGTTCGGGTCCTCCACCAGGACGCCATCTGTGATGTAGGCGTGCCCGATGGGGAGCGTGTCCAGCTTCTCGAAGACCCGCCTGTAGTTGTCCCGCGTCACCCCGTGGATGACCGCCCACCACTTGTCTGAGGGGTAGGAGCGCATGTGATCCGGCAGGACCGGGGCGTTCTGGTCCTCGTTGAGGAACTTGCTGGCGTCCTGCTCGAACATCATCGCAGTGTCGAAGTCCAGAGCACACATCTCCGGCGACATGTTCGAGCCAGCGTTGACCACGATGTAGAAGCTTGGGCCGTACTGCTCACGGATCGCGGCGATCAGTTCTTTATACCACTGGACGCGGCCGGCCTGAGTGCCCCAACCGTTGATCGTCTCGTCCAGGAACACGCCCTGGGCGACCTCACCATACTGCGAAGTGAACTTCTCGATCTGGCCAAGGATGTACTCCTTGGTGTACTTGTCCGGGTTCGGGACGCCGGCGCGAGCAGGGTCATTGGAGGGGAGCGAGGCAACGCCGTACTGGGTCTTCACGTAGAAGACCGCACGTCGGGCGCCGGCGGCGAGAGCCCGGGCAGCCTGCTTACCGAAGTCCTCGTTCTTCTCATCCCAGTTACCGCTGTCCTTGTTCAGGATGACGATACCGAGGGTGCCGCCAGCCTTGAGGGCCTTCGCCCACTTGGAGGTGCCCTTGGCCTCGTCGTAGTAGTCGGGCCAGTAGTAGGTGACCGGTGAGGAGTAGCGCTCGCCGGAGCGGAACGGGGTGACGATGGTGGCGGCAGCCTCGTCCGCGGCCTGCTTCACCTTGGCCAGGGCCTCGGACGTGGCGTAGGCGCTCAGGGCCTCCTTCGTGGCGTACTTCCCGTCAGCGTCAGCGGTTGTCAGGTAGCCCGATAGGTCGACCTTCCCGCCGGCCTGAGTCTGCGTCAGGTCGGCCTTGGTGGCATAGGTCGAGGCTGCTGCGGCGGTGGTCAGGTATGAAGACAGGTCCGGGGCGGCGGGGATAGCGGAGCGCACCCCCTCCACGTCAGCCTTGGTCGCGTAGGTAGCGGTAGCGGACTCGGCCGTAAGGTAGCCCGAGAGGTCCTGGGCCTCAGGGATGGCCGCACGCACTGTGGCCACCTCATCCTTGGTGGCGTAGGTGGAAGCGGCCTCCTCCTTGGGTAGTGCCGCGTCAGTCTTGGCGGAGATGGCAGCCAGGTCAGCGGTGCGAGCGTACGAGGAGAGTTCAGCCTTGGTTGCGTAGTTCCCCAGCTGGGAGGTCTTGGCGTAGCCGGAGAGGTCCGGGATCTTCCCATCCCCGGTTAGCTGAGCGTTGGTCAGCTCCTCCTTGGTCGCGTAGGTGGTGGAGGCGACATCCTTGGGGAGAGCAGCATCGGCGACCTCCTTGACCTTGGACACCTCCTGTGCGAGGGAGGCCGGGGCATAGGCGGTGCCTGCGGCGGCAGCCTGTGCACTCAACTCAGCCTTGGTGGCGTACGCGGCCTGAGCGTCAGAGGTCTTCACGTAACCTGCTAGAGCACTCATCGGGGCCGCAGCATCAGCAGTGGCCTTGACCTGGTCGATGCGGGTGCCAAGCGCAGAGTCGGCCTGGCTCACCTCGGCCTTCGTGGCCAGCCCAGACAGGTCAGGTGCCGCCTGGCCTCCGCCGGCGATCTGCGCAGCGGCTAACGCAGCCTTCGTCGCATACGTGTCAGCGGCGTCCGTCGACTTGAGGTAGCCACCGAGAGACTCCTTAGTTGCGTACGTCTCTGCGACACCGGCACTGGTGGCGTACTGGCCCAGCTCCTCCTTCGTGGCGGCCCCGGCAGCCGCAGAAGTCGCAGAGTCAATGCGCTGGCCGAGAGACTGGACGGAATCCTGAAGGTCAGTTTTCGTCGCATACTTGGCGTCCGCGGCAGCAGTCTGCATGGCTCCCGCCGTAGTGGCCTCAACGGAACTCAGCCGCGCCGACAGAGCCCCGTCACCTCGGCTAACCTCCTCCTTCGTCGCATACAAGGAGAGATCGGGGCCAGGCGTCGGGCTGCCGCCCTGGCCGATGCGAGCAAGATCCTCCTTCGTGGCGAAAGTCCTGTCAGCGCGCTCCTTGCTGTACCAGGTCAGGTCAGTCATTCGTCCTCCATGCGAGTAGTCCGTCTTCAATCTCGATCAGTTCACCCGCATTGACAGCAGTGAGTACCCCAGCGCCGATGTCCATGACCCTAGGCCCTGGCGACGGGGGAGGTAGAGGATGCTCGGTGCGGGTGCCGCCGAACAGCTCGGTGGTATCGATAGTAGTTCCGGCAATAACGCGCGCGACAACACAGCGGGTCAGGCCCGTGTCCCCAGGAATGTTGATGCACACACGGTAGTTGTACTCGCCATCCGGGAGGGAGTGCGGCGCCGCTACGTTAAGCCCAGGCGCCCCATCGAACCCGACCAGGACACCATCCTCACGGAAACGCCCCACAGCATAATGGGCGATGAGGGCATGACTGTCATCCTCAAGGACACCCTCATAGCGGGGGAGCGGAGTGAACTCCAATGTCCCCATGCGGCCGAGCCCCTCAGGGCCAACCACCCTGCCCATAATGTGTGCGTACCCCTGGGTCACGATGCCTCCGCATTCCGATTCGTTACGGCCTTCACTCTATCAATCCGATCATGAAGGCTAGACACCTCTTCGTAAAGATGAGATCTATCAGTGCGCGCATCATTGCGCACACCCTCAATCTGCCCCTCAAGACCCTGAAGCCTGCGCGCCTGCTCCCCAACGCTGTCACGCAGAGCCCCCACGGCCTCCGTGAGAGCATCCATCTTGTAAGTCAGGTCATCGAATCGCATATCCAGGTCGTCCCGCAGGTTCGTAGAGTGATTATTGTGCACCCCCTCGGATGCAGATTCGGCAGCATCCGCAGCCCGGGCCACATGAACCGCCATCCGGTCCATGCGCTCATTGGCCTTCTGCTGCTGCCTCTTCAGTCTACTTGCGAGGCGGGCGACCAGTGCAGCCAGTAGGGCGACCGTAGCCGCAACGAGATCAGGGGACGTAAGCGCCCGCACTACCGGCAGGAAGCTCTCTACTGGCTGCATGGTTCACTCAGCCCGCGTGGCGCGGCTCGTACTCGCCGGGAGCGGTCGCGATGGCCTTGTCGGTCTCCTTCGAGTCAGCGAAGGAGGTCAGGACACTGACCAGGACGGCGGACGCGGCAATACCAAGGGCGCCCTTCCAGTCAAGATCAAAAATGCCGACACCGACACCAATTGCGCCCAGGAGAGACTGGGCGAAGGTCTTCACGGCGCGATCAGTCAGGCCGGACCAGAACGAGGCGCGAGCGTAAATGCTCATGCACTCACCCCTTTTCTTGAGAAACTAGGGGGCAGGACTTCTGCCCCACCCCCTAGTGTACTGCCGTCAGACAGAATTACATGATCACCACAGACGACCGGAGCCGGACCTGGAGTTGTTGAGGGCTCGCTGAAGTGCACCAATTGTGGCGGTGCCAGCCTCGCCGTCAACCCAGTCCTCGAAGCCCCAACCTGAGGGCAGGTAGTCCTTGTGCCAGGCGATCACAAGGTACTGGAAGGTCTTCCAGGTCTTGGATCCGAGGATCCCGTCAGTCTCAAGGGCCGGATACCCGTTCAGCGCGATCTGCGTGTCAGCAGGAACCACAGAGTTCAGGAACTTCTGGAACCGCTCGATGGCGGGGGACCCGTCAGCGTCAAGGATCCCGTCGATGGTGGTGCCCATGACCTGCTGGAGACGGCCGATGGTCGCCATACCGAAGATGCCGGTGCAGCGGAGCTCGCCCTGTCCGTCGCTCTTGTTCCACTTCCCGGTGTACGGGTTGACGTCCACCTGAGGGGCCGGGGACGACACGGCCCCGAATCCAGATCCGTTGGAAAGCTCAGCCAGGTGCGAGTACCAGCGGCCGGGGCACTCGGTGCCCATCCAGTCGCGGTGACCGACGACGGGCAGGTTGCCGTGCTCGGCGCGGATGGCGCGGATGAGGCCGATCACGGTCTGCACGTCCCCGGACGACATCTCGGGGCGGCACTCGATGCCGATGGAACGAGGGTTCCCGCCGGGGCCGGCGTGCCAGGCTCGGTCGTAGTCGTGCACCAGCTGGGTTACGCGGCCCGCACTGGCGACGTAGTGGGCCGAGGAGTTGCCGTCATCTCGGCAGAGGTAGTTCACCACGTTCTGGTGGGACTGTCCATCGACACCCCAGTGGTGAATCGTGATGGAGTCAACGTCGCCGTAGGGGCGGCCGCTGGAGTAGTTGGGGGACCACTGGACATCGGTCACAGCAGCATTTGTCATAGTTCCTCCTGGGTTTTGGTTGCGGTGAGCATAGCGACCTGCTGCTCAGCTATCACCGCCCTCTTGGTGAGGGAGGCAATCTCCATAGCCATGGCGTCGATAACAGCCATAGCGTCTACCTGTACGTTACTGTTCTGGTTCATTGTCGCGTGAATCCTTCCTGTCTGCGCTGGGGCCGTATGGGGCGTCGTACAAGCCACCCTCCGAGACAGGCGCGGCGCCCGACTCGACTGGAGGTAGCGCCCAAGGGGACTCCCGAGCATAGTCTCTCATCGACGGCTCGCCGTGGGCGTCAAGGTGCATGTCGATCATGCGGGCGCCCTTGACGAGGACTGACACTGTCTCGCCGGGAGCGCCGGTAACGTCTACGTGCCACAGGTCGCCAGACCGGTCCAGGGTCGCCTGGGCGCCGCTACTGGTGAGAACGATCCAGGGAGCCTTCTTTGAGGCGATGGCGGGAACGTAGTCTGGCAGCACCCACCGAGCCGCCCCATGGCCATCCAGGGTAACGCTCTCCCAGTACTCGATCCCGTCATACGGCGACTCGGTAGCAGAGTGCTCGAGCATGAGTCCGCCCCGTGCTGCCGACATCTTCGGCACATACATGGAGAACTTCTTGGTACCCCCGATGTGTACTCCAGACACGTCGACCCACAGGTGGGTCTTGCCTCCCGCCTGGATCCCGACCTGGCTCCTCCGAGCCCACAGTGCCACAGACAAGTTGGTCGGGTCACGAACCCACGAGCCGGCGTCGGCGGATCCGACGACAATGTCGTCATTACTGTTGAAGAACCCACTGGATCCTTTGGTGAGGCGCAGGACACCCCATGAACACCTGGACATAAAGGATTCGTCATCCAGCCAGATGCCCGCGTTCTTTCGGCCCCGGGTGCCGCCGATATCCATGTCGATTGACTGGGTGCCCATCGTGATGGTGGGCTGATGGTTATTCCCAGCCTTCTTGACAGGGGCCTGAAACAGTAGTGACGGCTCCCCCTTGGCGTCGCGCCGCAGGGCGATGGATCCGTTCTTCCAGTTATCGATCTTGGAGTCGAACGCCAACCCCACGCCGATGCGCGCCCCATCATGGTCCACGTCAGTGCCGGTCGTCTCCCACACGAGGTCATTGAAGTAGCACTCTGACCATGTGTCTGCGCGGCCGATATGCCCGGAGATGCGGATGCTTCCCGTGTTGCCGTCAATGTGCATGGTCTGTCTGCCCTTGTTATCGTAGGTCGCCATCCCTCCTGACCAGATCTTCAGGCCGCGGTTACCTTCGCGTGACGTCTGCAAGAGGGCGCCAGTAATGACCTTGCCGTCCAGGGCGCCTGCCCGGATATTGTCGCCGGTGATTGCGTTCGCGTCGATCATCCCGGCCTTGATCTTCGCGAAGTCGCCTTCATTGGCCTCAATGATCCTCGTCCAGATGTGCTTCGCGGTGGCGTTAACGAAGGACGCGTTGCCGGTAACCGTGAGCTGGTCGGTTGTCAGCTGGAGGAACTTGCCGACGTCGGAGGCAATCTTCCGTGACACGACCTCCGTGATTGCGGCTGACCCTGCGGTCAGGCGCCCCACATCCAGGTTGCTGATCTGCTCGCTGGTGACGCGCATCCGCTCCCACTTGACACCGTTCCACTTCCACTCGGCAACGATATTGAGCGTGCCCGGGTCCTGGATGCGGGCAGTGTCACCAGCGGACTCTCCGCTAAAGCCGGGCTCGGTCGTCGCATCGCCCTTCTGGTAGTAGATCTGCCCGAAGTTTGTGCGCATGCGGGTGACAGCAGACTCGATGGTCGACTGGGCCAGCTGGGCGGCAGCCCGCTCGAACGGGTCCGACGACTCAACCCACTCCCAGCCCCGGTGCGAGTGGACAGTAGTGTTGCCGTCAGCGCTACGGTCGTAAGCGGGAGTGGAGGTGGCCGATGGGAAGGTAGCCGGTCCCGGCCACTGGATATACTCGTCCTTGATCTCAGCCATTACTTAGCCCGGATGATCATGTAGGCGGTAATGCCGTACGGGCGCATCTTGAAGGGCTGGTTGCCGCCGACATAGTTGGCGTAGGGGCGCCTGTCCTCAACGGCGGTGCCAGCGGATGTGGCGTACGTGTAGCCGTTGCCGTTGATGCCGATGTCCTGGCCTGCTGCGGCCGCCTTCCACCGGTTGTTGCCGTTGTTGGAGTCCACGATCTCGTGGCCGTGGGACGGCATCTCGTTCACGGTCAGGGTGTGCTCCTTCTCGCCGACTGTGACGTTCGGGAGCATGAGTCCATCGCCCCCCTGGCCGTAGGCAACCTTCCCGCGCCAGTCTGGAATGTTGAAGGTAGTGGACCCGTCCCCACTGCCGGCGGTCGTACCGATAGCATTGAACAGTTCTGGATAGTCGCGGCGCTTCACTGCCTGCCCGTAGCAGAACAGCCACCCGTCGGGGATGGTCTGGCCAGCGTAGGCCACGATCGTCCCAATGGGGACCAGCTGGTCGCGGATGGTGCGAATAAGGTTCTCTAGTCCTCCCACCTTGGTGTAGAGAGTCTGTGTCTGGCGCTTGGTCTCATCATGGGATGCCATCGTGGAGTCGGCGGCGGCGCTGGCAACCCGAATTCCCTCCTCAATCTTGGTGAGGGCGGCGGCGGTGATGGGGGTGCGGCCATCGAAGCCGTCCTTCCATACGTTAGGGCTGTAGGGCATGTCAGTCTCCTCTCTTCCTCAGGGTGAACACTCGGGCATCCGGTGACACCCACTGAGTCTTGTCGACCTCACCCCTATCCGGAGGGTAGGGGCCTGTCTCAACCAATGATAGCGCCACCCTCGTCATAGCCTCGGAAAGGTGCTGGGTCTGCTTGAGGGCCTCCTCGCGGGCGGCCCGCTGGACCACGTCGCTAGCGGCCAGCTTCTCCTCCACGGAGCGGACGATCTTGTTCGTGTCAATCGACTGCTCAAGGGCTATACGAGCGAAGGCGCTCCAGGCGGACTTGTTGCCCGACCGGTCGTACGAGCGCAATCGGACCTCGTACTCCTTGATCTCCAGTCCCGCAACAGCGGTCCTCTGCAGGGGCGTGGGCAGGGACATGAGCGTGGAGGCGGGCACGCCGGGCAGCTGCACGGACACCTCAATGCCTGCGAAGTCCGCCGGCATCCCCTGCCCCTGGGCGCCCCTGCCGTCCCAGTACACATCAAGGATCCCTAGCGACTGGGACAGTGTCGGCTTAGACGGGACCGGAGGCGGCTCCCCGTCGGTAGTCGTGTGGATGCGGAAGGGTGCCGACCAAGCCCCGGTGGCGTCACTGGTGGTGGCTCTCACCCTGAATATGTATGTCGTGTCCACCTCAAGGTCCGGGATGGCGACCGATGGGGAGTCGGCGGCGGGGATGGTGACAGACCCAGCCCCCTTCACGTTGTACCGAGGATCCTCCCACGAGATCTCGTAGGAGCGCACATCAACCCTGCTACCAAGGGTGTCAGTCTCGACCTTGGACCATGTCAGGTTGACAATCGCGGCAGGCCACCCGGAAGCCTTGATAACTACCGAGCTGGATCCCGAAAGACCCTGGGGTGGTAGTGGCCAGTACTTCGATGCAGGAGGAGCGGGACGCACGCCAGAGCCGCCGGTGGTGGCCAGGCCGACGATTCCCTTAGTCCTCTTCGTCAGTCGCCCAAGAAGGCTGTCTAGGACGGTACCGAAGGTGGTGTGCCCAGTGACCATGCCATTCTTCTGGGTGACGCTCACCTGCACCACCTGAAGGCGCTCCATGCCCTCGCGGCGCTCAACCATGAGCCAGTCACCGAGACGGTAGTCAACCCAAGGGAGGAGGTGCACGTCGGTGGCGACCCACTCGCGCTTGATCTCCTCGCTTACATGGGCTCCGGACTTCAGGGTGGCCTCTGCCACCATGCGCGCCGTGGTCTCTAGCTCCACGCCGCCGGCTTCCACAACCTTCTCGACCCTGCGCATAGACCTGGGGGCGAGGTCATTGTGGATCAGCCACGTCAAGCCACCCTCGCCCTTGACCAGGACGTCCGTGCACATGTCTGACCACGTGCGCACCTCGGGAGCCCCTGACAGGCTGGTGGCCAGGGGCCAGCGCTTCGACTCAGTCAGGTCACGGGCCTGCGTCTTGTCGGCGTTGTACACCTTCAGGGTGCGGCCCTGCCACACGGTGTCGATCATGCCGAGAGAGCGGAGAGAGTCAACGATCTGCAGGAGAGTGATCGTCGGGTCGAAGTGGAGGGTGACTACCTTCTCCCAGTCCTGGCCAGCGGAGTCCTTGGCTATGTTGGCGTCCAACGTAAGTCCGGGACCCCAGCCACGTTTGGTTGCGTTACCCCAGATGGTACTGATGATGGTGCCGGCGTTACGAGACAGGAACTTGTACTTGCCGTCCTTATCCTTCGCCACCTCCGGGACAGACCAGACCAATGCCTCCTTGAGGTAGTCGCTCACATGGATGGCCTCCACCTTGCGTGAGTGGGTTCCATCATTGACCAGGTTATGCTCAGTCTTTTGTGTGACGAAGCGGGCGTCCGGGAGCTCCTCCCAGGAGTTGCCATCGAAGGTCGCCTCAATGGCCACCTCAACCTCACGCTCGAGAACACCTCCGCGGACAGCCTTCGGGCCGGGCGCGTAAGTCATCGACAGGGTGGGAGTCTTCCCTCTGGGCGTGGTGACTGTCATCTCAAGCACATCGGGTACAACGCCGATCTTGGCGCCCTGGACCTCGTAGGCCACGGCGCGCAGCTGCATGCCCGGGAAGTATGAGCGACGCATCAGTACGCCCTCCTTGCGCGAATATGCCCGGTCGCTCCCGTAACCTTGAGGACTATCTTGCCCTCATGGTCGGGGGTGATGGCCAACCCGCCTGGGGACATGCTGATCTCAGCGGAAGCGTCCACCGCACCCTGCGCTGGCTCCCAGGCGTCGGAATCCTGGCGCCATGCCGAGTAGGAGGCGACGTCAACCAGGAGGTGCTGCCCGGTAGCCGCAACACCGCGCCACGTGAGCGAGGTGTCGGACGTGACATCAAGGATGGTGGCTGTGTTGGCGGTGGGCGACAGGCGCAGAACAGCGTCAGCGACAGGGGCCGCCCCACCCGCAAGATTGCCGAGGTCAGTGAGCGGCGCCTCCACAGGCGACACATCCTTCCAGACGCCCTCCACAGCCTCAAACACGACCGTAGAGTCGATAGCCCACTCCCCATACCTCCAAGACGGCTGAGACATGCTCACAAGCCGTACGAGCGCCTCCCTGGGGCTAGCGCCCGCCGGGCGATGCTGCAGGGCGGCCAGCCTGTTTGAGGCCCTCAGAAACGCTACGAGAGCCTGCCAGTTACGATCAAGGTCAGCACGATCCGCGCCCTCAACCATGAACGCGACAGTCACCTTGAACGTACCAACGCGGTCGCCCGCCCCATCAAGGATCCCACTCCGGATCGGCACCTCTGTCGAATGCAGGCGAGGCGCCGCAACAGCGGGAAGAAGAGTCCCCTGCATTACCCTCCACCTACCCGGCTGGTCAAGGTCGACCCCGTTCAGGAAGTACTCACTACTCATGCGCCCATCCTATATGCTTGAAGCGAGACGAATGCCGTCAGCAACGTCGTCGCGAGTCTTAGAGTCGCTCTGGGCCTGTGGGTAGTAGTTGGTGATGTTCACCGTGCCAGCATTCCAGCGCTCATCCTGTGCCGAGGAGCTCGACGCCAAAGCGTTCAGTGAGTCCTTACGTGGCCTCGCCTTCTCGAACGACGTAGACACAGACGCAGCGATCTCAGGGGCTATATCGCTAGAGAGATCCTCCGTGAAACTCTGGAGGGACTTTCGCACAGCCCCATACTGAGATTCGAGCCCATCAATAAAACCCCGCATGACCAGCTGGCCAGCATCCTTCAGGATAACCTTATCAACCGGAGCGGGACCCTTCCACGATGGGAGCATGCTCGTAAGGCTGGAGAGCTTGCTCTGCACAGCCCCGAACATGGAGGTGATCCCGTTAATGAATCCCTGGATGATGTTGCGACCGGCCGTGATCAGCCAGGACCCTGCGCCGGAGAAGATCCCCATGATCCTACCCGGCAAGGAGCTGACGAAGCTGATTACTCCACTGACTCCAGCTGACACGGCGGCGCGCATGGCGTTCCAGGCGGAGGAGGTGAGGCTGGTAGCGGCACTCCAACCGGAGCTGATGAAATTCCGTACCGCATTGACGGCGGAGGACACAACACTCCTGATACCGCTCCAGGCGGAGGATGTAAGGCTGGTGATGAAGTTCCAGCCGGAGCTGATAATGCTCCGCACCCCATTGATGGCTGACGATACGACACTCCGGATGGTATTCCAGACCGAGGAGGTGACGCTGGTGATGAAGTTCCAGCCAGCACTGATGACACTCCGGGCCAGGTTGATCCCGGTCGTAACCACTGAGGAGATGATGTTCCAGGCACCCCGGATGACAGCCGTGATCGCATTCCAGGAGACCTGCGCCGATATGCGTAGTAGGTTGGCAAATGCGAGGAACGACGTCCGGATGAGGTTCCACACAACCTGTCCGATCTGGCTGATGCCATTCCAGGCCCTCGACCAGTCGCCACTGAGTAGACCCATCACGGTGTTCACGACCCCGCGAATGAGGTTGACGGCGTTCGTGACAGTGGTGGAGATAACTGTCCAGGCGCCCACCATGACGGGGATCTGGGCCTGCGTAATGGCAGCTACCGCCTGAATCACCGGGATCAGGGCAGCAGAGAGAACCTGCACAATCGTCACAATGTGCGGAAGGATCTGCGGCAACAACTCAGCGACAACGGGACCAAGCTCAGTCACTAGCGCCTGGATCACCGGAATTAAAGCCTGGATGATCGGCACCAGGGCAGCCCCAAGCTGCTCAATGATCGGAGTGAGAATCGGGACCATCTGCTGGAGAATCGGGGCGAGACCCTCAACTAACTGGGCCACCAGAGGGGCGATAGCGGCAAGCAGCGTACCCGCGACTGTCGCTATGGCACCAAACGCCTCACCCAACGCCGGCATAGCTGGAGCCAACGCCTGCACCGCAGCTAGAACGCCATTGAAGAAATCAACCAGACCACTCTGGAAGGCCGGGTTCTCCAGGGCCGTGGCGATCCCCTCGAGCGCAACCTTCATCGCCTCCCCAATCAGGGGGAGGACCTTCGCTAGGGTGGGCTCGAGGGATACAAACGCCCCACCTAGCCTCCCGACCCCCTGGAACGCCAGGCCGGCGGCAGTGCCCATAGAAGTAAACAGGTCAGCCAGTGTGGACTGGAACAGAGGCCCATTCACTGCCTTGTTCGCCCTATCCAAGGCTGCCGCGATAGCGTCGATGGGGGCCGAGCCTGCAGCCATGGCCTTGAAGAGGCCCCCGACAATACCAGCTAGGTCGACCGTAATGTCCTTCATCGTTCCGAAAGCCTGGGCAGCCGACCTAATGGACTGCTCCATTGCCCCAGAGGCGGCGGCCTTGGTTGCCCACTGCTCGAACGATGCCGCGAGGTCATTGGCCCAGCGGGCGATACTGGGCAGGAACTTGGCGCCAACCTCACCCATCGTGAGGATCCCGTTAGTGAAGGAAGCTGCCCCTGCCGACCCGACAGAGAGGGCCTGGGCAAGATAGTCGAGAGACCGCTGGAACCCCTGAATGTGACCGCTCGCCGCACCTGCTATAGCGGCCGTCATAGAGCCAAGATTCGTGGCAATGCTATTGAGGGCCGGGGACAGCTCCCTGATAGCCACGTTCGCGAAGTCGCGGATCGGCTGAGCAGCCTGACCCCAGTAGGATCCGGAGATCTGCTTCTGGAGGTCAGAGAATGCTGGCCCAAGATCAGCCAACACGGTCTTCGTGTCCTTCAAGGCGGCGATAAGGACGCCAGCACCAGCAGCGGCCGCGCCGAAGATACCAGGGAGGGCCAGGAGTGCCGGAGTAGACTTGGCGAGCCCAACACTTAGGGAAGAGAACACGCCAAGACCAGCGCCAATAGTCGACACTGCAGTGCCGATCAGCGTCGATACTGCGCCGATCTTCACGGATGCAGTGTCAAGGTTACGCAGGAAGTCATTCAGGTTACGGCCTATAGACTCGAACACGTTACCGCCAGCGAGAGCCTTCAACTGGGCGGCCACTCTAGCTATCGAAGCCTTCCCTAGCCGAGCATTGATGGTCACCCACCTGTCACGAGTGAGCCTGGCAAGGTCGAAGCGAGCCTTGCCGTCATCAAGATCAGCATTGACTGTAGCCTTACCCTTGAGCTTATTGAGTTCATGCTCAATCTGCTTCTTCTGCCCCTCGGTGAGATGGGCGTCAACATCAACCTTGGCTCGGATAGCCTGCAACTGGGCCTCCAGCCTCTTCCTGGAGGAAGAGTCGAGGCGCGCACCAACAGGGATATTCTGCGACAGGGCCTTGATCTGCTCACGGATCCTCGCCTCAGCAGCCTTGTTAAGATCAATGTCCGCCTTGATGTCCTTTGCAGCATCAGCAACCCTCTTATGCAGTTTAGCTAGGTCTGCATCGTTAGTGGAAAGGCGTACCTGCGACCGAATACTCTTAAGCCGCTCCTCAAGCTCCTTCTTCGATGCTTCATCAAGACGAGCATTCGTCTTTACTTCGGCGCGAATATTCTCGATGCGGCGCTTGAGTTTCTGGACCTCAGTCTCAACACCCTCCGTCTCGACCTTTGCTCGAAACTTGAGTTTCTCCTTCTCTGCCTCCGCCCTGGCTTTAGCTAGAGATGACTTGTCAAGCTCAACCTCAACATTGAACTTAATGTCAAGGTCCTTAATCTGCTTCTGGATACGCTTCAGGTCAGCACGAAGCTTCTCCGCAAAACCAGACAGATCTGGCACAACTTTAACAGAAAGCTTACCGACAGTCCCCTTACCTGTCATTACATCTCCTAACCTAGCGCCGCAAACAAGGCCGCAACACCCTCAGCATCCTGAGATGATACTACCACCGACCCGCTACCGGTTGATGGCCTCTCCACCATATCGGAATCCCTGAGGGACGCCTTATTGACGGCAGTGGCCTTAATCAGTAAGGACAGGCGATCCAAGACATCAGAAAGGCGCTCCGAGTCATGAGAATACCCGAACCACTTCTCTCCTCCGAGTTCGATAGCACGGTGCATGCTCCATGGCTCATGAGGAAGGCGCTCAAGAAGCTGACTTACGAGAGCCACCCGGTACTGGCCATGCACGTCAATCCTGTACAGTGCCCAGAAATCGGCTACAGCCTCCGGATGGCTCTCGAAGAAGTCATCTAGTTCTTGGCGCCGGCGGCTTCCCCCGAGTAGGCCATCACCAGGTTGACGACATTCTCAATCCCGGCGTCATCATAGAAGCGATCCCATGCCTCCTCGTCACGAATATATCTACCACCCTCAAGAACCTCCATGACGTCAGCCATAATGCTCATGAGGTTGGCAGTCTTAGCGCCATCGCCCATCAGCGGCTCGAGGGCGGCGGTGAGTCGCATACGCGCGGACGGGCGCAGTGCATGCGGCGGGACGAGGATCTCATGACCCTCCAGGGTAGAGAACTCTGGAAGCTTCTCAGCCTTCTTGTCTGCCACGGCAGTATCCTTTCGGTGGGGCGGGAGGGGTGTAAGGGTGGCCACCACCCACCCCTAAGTGGCGGCCACCCTAGTATAATGCCGTCAGTTGACGGTGAACTGCTTCGCGTCGGAAGTGCCCACGTTGTTCGTGACGGTCACGTTCTGAGCGCCCGCGGTCAGGCCACGAGGAACATAGGTGGTAATCTGCGTAGCGGAGTCCTTGTCGAACGTGGTGGACGTGTTGCCGAACTTGACGTCGCGGACGCCATCGAAGTTGGTTCCAGTGATGACCACCTTCGCGCCCGCAGCGCCAGTGGCCGGGGTCAGGGCCGTAATGGTCGGCTTGGCGGTGCCAACGCCGGTGACGGTGCGGGGCTCGAGCATCTGGACGCGGGTCTTCCCGGAGTTCGGGGAGAGGAGGGTCCCGCTGATCTTCACCTCAGTGAAGTTGTCGAGGCTCAGGGACGGCATATTGCCGGACAGGGCGACGCGGCGGAACAGGTAGCCGGAGACCAGCTGGCCGTCCTCAACGACCACGAGGATGGCGCGCTCACTGGAGGAGTCGAGCTCAATGTCCCAGGCGCGCTTCGCAGCGTCATAGGTGGAGCCAGGGAAGGCCACACGCATGACATCTTCCCCGAGGTTGACGGCGTTGATGGTCACCTTGTTGGTGACGTCCTCGCGGGTGGAGCGGACGCCCTGACGGTCCCACGTTCGCTTCGTGGAGGTGTCTCCGCCATCGGACTCGAATTCAATCAGGTTCTCCGAGGAGGTGTCGCCGAGCCAGGTCCAGCCGTTCGCCTCCAGGGTGGTTCCGTCACCGAAGGTGTAGCCATCGAGGTTGGGGGCCTCGGTATCGTTCACGCCGTAGTAGACGTGGCCGCGGCCCGCGATCTGAATCTTGCTGTTTCCGAGGTTAGCCATCAGGCTCCCTTCCTGGCCGTCACCTGAAGGGACGAAACCATGTTGATGTAATCTGCAGTGGTCCCCATGTCCGTTTCGGGCGTGGGCAGCTGGGTCCACTCGATATAGGTGGCCCAGCCTTCGGAGGTCACCATTCCGGACCTCCAGGCTTTCTCAACGGCCTGCACGAGGGCATCAGAGGCATCGGACACCTCATCCCCGTCAGGCCCAGTCATGTAGAGTCGACTCCTGATCTGGGTTGCAGCGAATGTCGGCCCCGAAGGGTGGACGCGCGAGATAGTCATCTGGACTCGGCACACGAGCTCATTCAATGGGTCATCTACATCGCCATGGGTGCGCCACACAATCTTGGAGAGGATGGGCCACTCGAGCGTCCCGGCGGCGGCAGCATCCTGCACGTACCGGTAGATGAACGGGAGCGGATTGACGTACGCCATTAGAACCCCCCGTGGGCGCTTACTACGCCGCGCATGACGTTGATGCCTGGCACCCAGGTGCGGTGTCTGGCATTCTCGCGTTTCGTTCGGCGGCCACGCGCGTCCTGGTATACGTAGTGACCGAACTCGACCGCCGCGTCATGGTCGGTTGACGGGGATATGGACCAGTCAACCTTCCCCTGCTCCAGGCTGAACGATGCAGACAGCTCGCCGGTCTGAATGTGAGCGGCGGCGGCAGCCTCGACCTCAGCGAATACCTTAGCGGCGGCGGCAGCGAACTCAGCCTTGCCGGCTACCACCTCGGCGATGTCCTCGTGTATGTGCTTGTTGTCGTAGACCTCGATCATCGCGACTCCGTTCCAAGCGTGTCGCACCGCACTGACCAGTGTCGAGTCATAGGTGAGGCGTCATAGGTGAGGGGCTCGCCAGCCTGCTGGAACGTCTTCCCCACAAGGGAGTCGGGGCCTTTGATGATCTTCACCCACGAGTGCGGGCCACCAGGCCACTTCCTGCCGGTGCCGAAGATCTTCAAGATGGTCTCGTCCGTAAGGTCACCCCGGATGACACGGTTCTCCGTGGCTTTAAGAGCGTTACCCGCGGACGGCTGAACAAGGACCTTGTCGATAGTGAACGTGTCCCCACGCTCAAACCGGCGCCCAGTGCGACCCTCCTTAACGACGGCCAGAGTCACCTCAACCACGTGGGGACCATTCTCCAGGTAGCGCCCACGACGGGGCCGGAAACCTACCACAGCGCCACCTCATCCTCGTCATACACGGGGTGGTCGCCAGCGAAGTCAAGGGCCGACGGGCCACGCAGGTACGTGGGATCCACAGTCAGAGGCCCCTCCAAGGCCCCCAGGAGGTGGGTTCGCCTCGCGTAACCATCCATCTCGGCGCCAGCAACACCCCAGCCCGAGGCGCCACCATCCAATGCCCGCCAGTCACGATCAGTGATCTCCAGGATGCCAGAAGCGACAGCCTGATTCACCGAATACGTGTACGTACCCTCAGTCTCATACTTGTAGAGGCCGCCGCCAGGAGCCCTGAGGACACGGGAGACCGACTCGGCCTCCACCATCCGCATGATGATCGAGAAGTTGTAGTCAACCCGACACCGGTTCACGGCGTCAGGCATGCGGGACAGGATTAAGGCCTCGGCTCGATCCAAGAGCGCCTGCACCCAGACCTTCTCGTCGTCCTCCAGGTAACGCATGAGCGACCCCTGAACATCATCCAGTGTTGCTACCGTCACTTCTCCACCTCCTCAGGACTCCTGGCCACGGGGTGGCCGCCAGCCGAAACCAGCGGCCACCACGCGGGTCACTTACTGGTGATCTTCACGAACGCGCGCGGGTCACGCAGGACCCAGCCGAACTGGGCCTCAGCGAGGATCGCACCCATGTTACGGTCGAAGAGGTCCACGCCACCGGCACGCTCAGTCGCCTTACGGTAGGTGATGGTCTCAACGAAGCCGAGACGCAGGGCGTCCTTAAAGTCGCCGCCGATACCGAGAAGCTTGGCGGCCGCGGTCTTGGCCTTCTCGTAGCCGGAGACGGCACGAGAGTAGGTGGCCGGGACACCCAGGACGGTACCGAACTTCGCGGTGATGTCGGGGGCCTGCTGGTAGAGCGGGCGACCCTGAGCATCCAGGGCGTTCACCAGGTTGCTGCGGAACTTCGGGGCCAGGAGGAAGTGGTCGAAGCCAAACTCGTCCTCGTCGGCGTCATCAAGCACGACCTTGTCGTAGGCAGCGGACAGCTGCTTGGTGAAGTAGCCGGTAGCGGTGGAGGCCAGGTCGAGCTCCTGCACCTTCGTGGTGGAGGTCAGGGCCTCCTTGCCGGTGATGGCGGTACCGGTGTTCGCGTCGATGCCGTGGATGACGGCGGTGTCGATGGCGCGAGCAATAGCCTCACCCAGGGCGCGCTGAATACGCGAGTACTCGCCCAGCGGGTCAGCCTTGGCAGTCTCCTCCGAGTAGAGGATCATCACGGCGGCCTTGACCGGGGTGACGGTCTTGACCTTGCTGGACAGGGTAGCGACAGGCTTCAGGCCACCCTCCTGGACGATGCCAGCGGTGGGCTGGCCGACCGGGATCGGGATGGCGGTGCCGTTGATGGAGACCGGGATGCTGCCGGCGAGGCTCTGCACGACAGAGCCCTTCATGGCCTTGTCCCAGATGCCCTTTACGACGGTCTTGGGAAACGCGGCCTCATTCCCAGCGTTAGCGCCGAGAATCTTGGATACTGTCTCGATCTTGGCTTCATTGTCGGGGTTGTACGTAGGTGCAGGCATACGCCCTCCTTACTGGTCTGCGAGGCCGAAGAATCCGAGCGCCTCACTCAGGCCGTCATCCTCGGTCTCAAGGTCTGCGTCCACCGCAGGATCGCGGGGGACTGAAGGCGCGGGCGTAGCGTCTGCCTGCTCGCGCAGCGTGGCGAGGGCGTCTACCTGCTCCTGCCACGAGTCTTTGTCGCCGGTGAGGAATGAAGCGAAGCGGGCAGGGATGCCGGCACTAGAAAGGAGGGACTCCTTCTCGGACAGCTCGGCTGCCGCTCGCTCGGCCGCCTCCTTGGCTTCAAGCTTCTCAGTGAGGGCGGCCAGCTGGGCTCGCAACTCACTCACCTCATCCGAATTAGCCTCCTCAGAGCCCTTCTCGGCCTCCTCGTCAGGAACCTTCTCGTCCGTCTCAGAAGTCTCAACAGGGGCCTCCTCGGCAGGCTCGATGGGGTAGTCGGTGGTTGAGATAGGTCCGTCAGTCTCTTCAACGACGGAGGGCTCAGGCGCGGGGGTGTCGCTCATTTGCGCTCCTTCAGCTTCTCCCGGAAGTACTTGTCCATTGCTCTGCGCGCGTCGGCACCATGAAGGTCCTGTTCGCGCACAACCTCATTGTACGTACGTTCGAATGCGATCTGCTGCTCTTTCCCTTCCCAGTTCTTTGAGGTGAAAACGGGGACGATCGTACAGAAATCGTGATCATGGAATCGGTCCACCCTAAGGCCGGCGGACTCCGACGTCTTGTACACCGGGCCGCGGGAAGCGAGCATTGCGCAGAAGCCGCAGGGGCCATTCTTGTTGGGGTGTGTCACGCGAGCAAAAGCGAACGGGCGGGCGATCAGTTCCCCCCTGGAGTTGCGTCGATACTTGTCTGGCACGTCCGTGAACACCTTCATGGGGCGGTGACGGTCCTTAATGAGCTCCTCCTCGTCTAGGGTGCGGACAGCCTCCTCCACCCTGTCTGCAACCTTCTCGAACGCCTCATCCAGGGTCATACGCGGACGACGGCGAGACTCAACCTTCTCAACATCCTCAACAATCGCCTTCTGGGTGCGCTCAGAGAACTCCCCAAGGTCCTTCTCCAAGTCATCCAGGGCGCCCTCGGCGAGATCAACCGAGGACGGAGCAGTGTCCACCGCATCTGCCACCGTTCGGCGCGCAGCGGCCAGCACGTGACCCTCCAGGGAGCGCTCCAGGCGCCTCATGCCCTCCGGTGACGACAGCGCCCCCTGAGTGCTGCGGATCGTGTGTGCGATAGTCTTCGGGGAGTACCCGGACTGCGGAGGGATCCACGACTCAGGCACCCCAACCTTGCGGGCCTGGCCGCGCAGGAACAGGGCTGCAGTAGCCCACGCCTGCTTACGGGCCTGCCACATGAGAGGAGTCAGAAGGTCACCCACGTGCTCCACCGGGGGAGGCTCGGGTAGGCCCTCGAAAGCCTTAAGCGCATCCTCAGCTCGGCGGCGGAACAGCATGACAATACTGCGCAGGATACTGTAGAAGAGAGCCTCACTCACTCTTAGGATCCTCCCCAGCATCCTCTGGAGCCTCCGGAGCCTCAGGCATATCCAGACCAGCGTCGGCATCCATCTTGTCGCCGCGCGCCTTCTCCCTGCGCAGCTGCTCAGGGGTGAGGTGAAGGAACTCGCGGGCCGTCTCATCACCGATGATGCCCTGGCTGTGGGCCTGGAGCGCGTTCGCCATCTGCGCCGAGGTTGACGGGGCTGCAGCGTCACGCCACGTCACCTCGAGCGCCTCAAGACCCTCCAGCGACATGCCATTCGCCTGGGCGACAATGCGGCCGACGCGCTCCAGGGCGTCACTGAACTGGCGCTGCTTGTTCTCCGCGCGGGCAATCAGGCGGTCCTTCGCTACACGCAGAGCCTCTGCTGACGTCGGGTTATTGTCCGACGCCACACCCATCATCGACGGCGGGATACCAGTCATGGCCGACAGCTGGAGAGCATAGGAGCGGTACGTGTTGATGAACGGATCCAGAGCCATGCCGGTCAGCTGCTTAACGTCGCCGCCGGAAGGGATGGCGATCAGGTTACCCATGTACGCCTGCATCTTGTCCGGATGCTGCGCCAACATCTCCGCCGCACCGTCACCAACGACAGCACGCATAGGCGAGGAAGCAACCTCCTGCGCCACCTGAAGGTTCGTCAGCGTCCTAGAGGCAGCGTCAATAATGGAAGTGAGCTCACGAAGGTCAGAGCGCCCATACTTGTCGGACAGGCGAGCCCGGTTGAACATGGGGACGATGGACGCTCCCCACTGGTCCTCGCGGCCCTGGCCGACGCTCTTCCAGTCGTACTTGCCCTTCGCATAGAACTCCACCCCATCAGGGGTGTAGTAGGTTGCCCCCACATTCCCGTCATCACGACGATAGAGAACAACCCCCTCCACAACCTCTCCACGGAAGTTGATGCGCACTCGAGCGTGCTTCGCATCCACAGCCCGGATAGACGCGAACTCGTGCTCATCATCCGGTGGTGCGATCACCCAGTAGGCTGCGCCGGCGCTGATAGCCTCTGCGGCAGCCAGGTTGAACTGGGAGTCCATGTCGTTCGCCTGCCACGTCTTCCGCAGCAGGTCAACCACGCCCGTCTTGTCGTCGTCAGCGACACGGTAGCCGTCAGGGATCAGGATCTCCGTGAGGACATCCACAGCCATCTTCGCGAACGGGGCCTGGATCTCCAGGACGCGCGCCTTCGCAGGCAGGCTGATGCCAACCGCATCGAGGCGCCTCTTCCCCTCATAGTAGCCCTCATAGGTAACGGGGCGGTAAGCGCCGGATGCGAACTTAGAGATCATCTTCTGGAAGCTCACATGAGCACCTTCCACTCGCCTCGCGGAGCAGTCAGGTCCGCCCACTCCTTCGAGTTCTTCACATGCCTATAAAGCATTCTAGCGCCGATCATGCACACGGCGAGGTCGATCTTCTTAGACGACTTCGGCGACTCCTTCTTCACTGACCAGCGCCCCTTGAACTCATTCACGCGACAGTTCGACACATGCTCACCCAGCGCTGAATCACCATCATGGGTGAACGTCTGCTGCTGAATCTCCGTGAACGCCGTCTCTGCCGCCTCCGCGAACTGGTACGCGTGCGACCTCATGTCCCAGGCAATGGGGGACGCGGACATGCCCCCGCGGACTGCTGGGACGATCAAGCGGTCACCAAAGTCCTCCGGCCACGCCGTACGAGTGAACGACTCCCACTCGCGCACGTCAGCCCAGAACGCAACCACGTTGTAGGTGTCGAACGCCTTCCGCACCCCAGCGTCCACGGCAGCCACGTTCACCACCCCGAGGGGCTTCTCAGGCTTCCAGTGGCCGATCTTGAAGACATGACCATCCTCCATGCAGCACCCAACAAGGGCAGTGTGGTCATTAGACTTCGACCCGTCGAAGAACATGACAATACGCTCACCGGGCTCAACCTTGCGATCAGGCTTACGCAACTGCGTCCACTCCTCCAGAGTGATCCAGGACGCCTCCGCCGCGTTAGGGCGATTCAGGAAGAACCTGATCGACCTCGACTCAGGGTACTCTGGAGACCAGATCTGCTCCTTGATGGACTCCAGGTTCACCCACGGGCAATCCTCATACACGTACTCCAGCGCCTCCGTAAGACCAACCTGCCCCTCCTCAGGCTCATCCGTCAGAACAGTATTCGGGGGCGCGATACGCGCATCATAGAGAACCTTCGTCTTACCTCGAGTGAGCCCGTCCTCCTGGTCGCACCACGCCTCGAAGATCGCCTCGGCGGAAGACTGCTCGCCAGGCACCCACGCGTTGCAGGTACCCATAAAGCGGCCACCCATCTTCGCAGCGTTCTGCTGGATAGTCTGCAACATGGCAGGCCCGCCCTGGGCGGGTAGCCAGTGCTCGAGCTCATCACCCACGACAAAGGACACCTCGCCGCCCTCCATCGAATGCGCGGAGGACGTCATCTGCTGAAGCTTCCCACCACCAGGAGTCTCAATGAACGTCTTCGCCACCTCGAGGTCATACTTTCGGGCAAGTTGCCCCTTCTTCTGACAGAACGCGCGCACCATGCGGATAGTATTCTGGGTCTGCGCCTCCGACGTAGCCACGATCTGTACGAGCGGCATACTCATCGGCTTCGCCCGCACCCCAAACGGCTCATGCCGGTCGAACCCATCGAAGCGACAAGGCCCAAGCAGCTCAAACAAGCACAGGGCGGCAGCGAACGGCGACTTACCCGACCCCTTACTCAGCCTCCTGACACCCTGCCTGTACACGAAGGAGCCCTTATGGTTTAAGGCGTAGAAATGCGCAAGGAACTCTATCTGCCTGTCAGTCGGAATAAACGGCTGCCCGGCCCGTGGGCCATTAGGCTGCACTAGGTTATCCACCATCCAGGCGGCAGCATGATAGCCGAGCGTCCTTTCAGGGAGCTCAAGGGGGAGCGTATCGGTTCGCTCCCGGGGCGCAGGGAGCTCATTGGTCACTTCGCGGCCCGCGCCTTCGTCCACGCCTGAAGAGCTACCACGCCGGCAGACTCCGCCTCAGACTCATCAACGCGGTTAATCTCAATCTGGACGCGACGACGATCACCCTCAGTGAGCAGGAGGCTAGTGAGCATAGTATTCACCGCCGCGAGCATCGTAGGGGAGCGGCGATCCTGCATCTTGTAGTTCGACAGGTCATCGCAGGTGGAGTAGAGGACAATCCAGTCCGAAGGCTCGTAGTAGCGCGTGAACGTGGACTGCTCCACGGCCTTCCACAGCTTCTTCGCAATGGGATGCCAGTCAGGGTCAGGCTTCGGCGGCTTGACCTGATCGGCGACCACATTCACGGGCTCCACACCGCCATCAAGCTTCCTGGCCTGCGTGGTGCGGTGCCCTTCCGTACTGCGCTTCGGGATTGGACCCTTAACTCCCATCGTTGTCTCCTACAAGTATCCGGGGTGCTTACTCTTCGGCCTAGGTCCGCGAGCCTTATTGCGGTCATTATAGCGACGCTTCCGGGATTCGACGGACTGCTGCTGCGTTCTGACCATATGGCAGTGCTGGCAGAGGCTCCTCAGGTTATCTGGGACGTGCGGACCATCAGGAAAGATATGATCCACCTGATTCGCCTTATTGCCACAGAACACACATAGACCGCCGTCGCGTTTAAGGACTGCGACCCTGATCTTCCCCCAGTCCTTGGGAAGCTCCTTACGGCGCCGCGACTGACTACTCCATGCCATCAGACACGATCCGATGCAGTTCGACATCGGCAAGCACGCCGAACGTCATGAGAATCGAAGCGATAGCTTCCTCGACCGCACTGCGAGCATCGATGAGCTCGCCCTCTGCATCATCCAGCACATCCGGGTCTACGCCAGGATAGTCGCAATACTCCAGTCGTCGGGCAGCCAAGAACAAGTCCTGTGCACTAAGAGCTACAGACATCACGAGGGTCTCGTTTATCATCCCACTCCCCAAACATGAACGTTCTTGATCTGGGCGAGCACATAGAAGCCCAGTTTCTCTTGAACGAACTCCGTGATGGCGATCTCGGCGTTGATCCGCGCCGTCAAATACTCGTCCCACGCGTCATCAATGAACGGGCCGCCAAGGTTCTGGTCATCGATAGCCTGCAGGTCGCTCGCCGCCTCCTTCAGGAGCTCCAAGGAGCGAATGAGATTACTCATCACAGGACCCCCAACTGCAGCTGTACAACGGTATCAAGCCCGTACCGGTCAGTGATGAAAAACTGCATGTACTCTTCGGCCGCTTCTTGTGCGTCCTGCACGCGAATCACAGCCTCATCCTGCTCGGCGTCGCGGCGGTGAGAAGGAACGCTCCATGCCCCACACTGGTCTGCATTGTTCAAAGCATCAACGAGCTCATCCACGGCGCAGTCCATGGACGCAATCATTGCTCGCTGATGAATGTTCATAGAGGTCACCGCACATCTCCCGGGTAAACAATGGATGCGCCCTCGTTCGAGGGTGAGCCCTCCCGAATATCGAACAGGAAAGACGGCCTAGCCTCCTTGCCACCGAAGTAGGCGTGCTGGATAGACAAGTAGTCACCCGGATACACATATAAATCAGGCTGCCCCTCATTCTTGAAAATGAGAGTCCCATCACTGGTTCGATCAGGGTGGTTATCGCAGAGGATCACATCCACCTCAGGTGCGTTCTTCTCGCCATATACAAGCAGATACAGCATGGCACTTCCTTTCACCAGGGCAGAGTACGTCGATTGGACGGCATGGGGGCAAGCTCGATGCAAGGGTGCCCCTGCTCAAAGAGCTCACGGACGGTCGGACCAGGCTTGCGATACTCCTTGGCGCAGAACGAGCAGCGCCCCTCACCCGAGTAGATCCGAGTGTTCGGCCACTCAGCAGCAGAGGAACGGGCCGGGCGCATAGTCTGCCCGCAGGTGTGACAGCGCTGCGGGATTGTCCAGTCGATACGGACGCTGCCCGAAGACTCCTTCTTCTTCGCCCGGTAGCAGCGGTTACACAGGCCCTTACCTCCATACGGGGCGGTTCCGGGGAACACCTCCTCAGAGGAGCGGGGAGGGCGGATGGTGGCGCCACACCCATCGCACTTCGGAGGGTTCTTAACCCAATCCTTCTTCGGCATAACTCATGTCCTTTCGTTGGCTGACCAGGCCAGTCTAGCACATCAGGGCGCCCGAAGGCAAAAGGCGGGGCCTGCCTTGGCATACACGCGAGGAAAGGAAACTCAATCGTGATCCATCAAGGCAGGCCCCTGTCAGCGAAACCATCCTACAGCCGGCGACGATACGACCGCAACCCACCGGAATCTCCGAACACTTCAGCGCCGAAGTCGCAGGAGCCAATCTGAGCGCCTTTCGGCACCCCACCCAGGGCAGCACACGCGGCCACCCCCGTTCGACCGCTGACGAGGCTCCTGGTGTCCTTCCCGTGGTGCGTGCGCCGCGCTGGCCGCCGCGCCGCCGAGGCCCAACCCTCTCTGGCGAGCATCAACCAGCTAGAGACGATCAACCCACGTAACCACAACCCAACCCTCTACCTGGCCCTAGAGCAAGGAAGGAGAGGAAGTCACGTTCCGTCTCAATCAAGGAGGACGGGCAAGGACAACGAAGGAGTCTCTGAACGCTCCAACTCGACCAGGCAACCAAGGACCAGCTAGAGACAGGTACGTGACTAGCCAACGAACCATCTCCTCGTCCTTGCTCTCGTGGACCAGCTGGGCCGAAGGCCAGGGCGACGACCAAGGACCAACGGTCCGGCGGTCGGAGCGAAGCGAAGGCTTGGGATCTCTTCTAGTAATAAAGAGATCTCTTCTAGTAATAGAAGGGGTTCATATTTACCCTACCCCTAGGGTTCGTAGTTACCGGACACTCATGGGCTGATGGGGTGAAACACACCGTACGCTACTTGCATGCCCTCAGGTGGGCGTGATACAGTCATGGCATGAGACACCACAACTCGTCTACACAGTCCGACATCCTCCACATGAACCTCACCCCCAGCCAGGCCGCCCCCATCTACGGCATCATCTCCCACTACTACCTCGGAACCAAGCACTCGCCGAGCATGACCTACGTCCTCCAGGCGCTTGCTGCCATCGAAGCGACCGCCAACATCTCTGAGGATGGACGAGGCTTCTTCACCACCCTGGGTGATATCGTCCAGCACACCAACCTCGACGCCTCAACCGTCGCACGAACCCTGACTGAGCTTGAGGAGTCCGGGGCACTCGCTCGCCTCCGCCACCCCTTCAAGGCATCCACATTCTGGATCACCTGGGAGGACACTCTCCTCGGAGAGGAAGGCGCAGACTACCTCCACGCAGCCCAGAACTACATCTACAACCACTGAACAAAAGCGGGGGCGCCGCCTACCACTAGCGGCGCCCCCTTGAGAACACATCCCAAGGATACCACACATGTACATCTCACTCCTAACCGCCCTCGTGTTTGCCGGCTCCAGTGACGACCTCAGCCGCGTAGAGATCGATACACTCACCGCCCTCTCCACATGGAGCGGAGTCCCACAGATCGACGCAGACGTCACCCGCATCGCCGCCCGCGCCCACTACAGCGCCGACGCCACCAAGAAAGCCCTAGCCTCCCTAGAGAACAAGGGACTCATCGTCCGCGAAGCCCGCTTCAGCGGAGGAGAGCGCCTCACCTCCATCATCTACGTGGACTGGAGGTCAGCTCTGGCCGAGGAGCACGTCAACGACTACGACCGCCTAGCTGACGCAGGAGACGGCTCATACAACTTCCCAGCCAGTCGCGAGAACAACCCCCACATGTGGGGCGAAACCCCGACCAAGACTGCGTCCGCGACGCCAGAGAAGAAGGTCACAAAAACCATCCGCAACACCACGATCCCTGAGGACTGGCAGCCCAGCGAGAAGGCCCTCGCTCACGCCCGCGAGCGCTACCCCTCCATGCCCATCGACATCGAGATAGAGAAGTTCCGCGACTACCACCTCTCAAAGGGCACCAAACGAAGCAACTGGGATGCCAGCTGGAGAACATGGTGCATCAACGGCAATGCGTATGCGAATGGCGCATGGGTCGCACAGGCAAGCATGCCCGCGCCAACCGCAGAGACTCCCGCCCCCGCCATCAACCCCAGCACCGGGAAACCCGTCACCCGAGACGACTTCGGCTACGCCTGCATCGACGCAGGAATCGACCCCAACCTGTACATCAACTACTGGAAGCCCTACATGGGACTCCCCAGCAACCCAGACTGGCCCGAGTGGGCCGCCAGGATCGACCGCTTCTGCGGGCGCGCCTGACCGCAACACATGAAGGAGAACACCATGGCCTACACCTTAGAAGACGTCGACGAACTCGAAGAGTTCACCTTCGACCTCATGGGCGGCGGCGTTGGCCACTTCCGCGGCATCGAAGTTCGATGCAGTCACCAGTTAGGGCTCAGGAAGTGGATAGTATTCAGCAGTCCCACAACCTCATTCACTGCCGGAATCGGCCCGGACGACATGGACTACACGGTTATGAAACTCGTCCAGGCGGGGCTGCTAGACACCCCCAAGGGTTGACAGCCCCACTCAACCCCTCCTACGCTCCAGCCATCAGCAACCGAAAGGAACCAGACATGAACGCCTCACCCACCGCCCCACTCATCATCATCGACAAGGGCGAATACTGCGGAACAGACATCAGCGGCACAACAGCCACACTAGCAGACGTAGACGACCCAGAATGCGGCTACTACCTCCTAGACGGCCCCCGAACCGGATACACCATCCACGAAGACTACATCAGCGAAGCAATCACCATCTGGCGCCCCTGCATGGCAGTCCCCAACGACGTCATAGACAAGCTCCACGCAGCGTTCTACGACATGGACATGACTGAACAGCAGCGAGAAGCCTTCCAGGCCCTCGAAACCTACACCTTCTAACCGACACGGGTGGGCGCCAACTAGGCGCCCACCCACCAATCCCACGCAACACATGAACACCGAAACCACCATCATCGGCATCGCCCTCAGCGGCGCCCGCAATGCCCTCATCGACCTCGACAACATCCACCCCCACCACTTCGCCGACACCCGCAACGCAGCCATCTGGCAGCTCATAGAAGACTACAAGACCAAGAACCCAGGACAAGGACTAACCCCAGACCTCCTCCTCGACAAACTCCCCTCCATCACCACCGCCCACGTCACCCCCGACTACCTCCTCGACACCATGACCGGCGTCCACGGAGGCCACATCAACCTCGCAGGCGTACACGCCAACAAACTCATCGACGACAACGCACGCCGACACCTCGCAGACGCCTGCACCCGCGGCCTCCAAATCATCGAATCCGGCGGAGACCCCAGCGACGCAGAAGCCAGCATCCGCGAACTCCTCAACCAAGTCAGCACCGGCAGCACCACCCTCGTCAACAACAACACCTGCCTCACCCAAATCACAGACTTCACCACCACCGCCACGCCCTTTACCCCCACACCCTGGCCTGACCTAAACCAGATCATCGGAGGCTGGAAGCCGGGTGGGCTATATGTTATCGCGGCGAGACCTGGAGTGGGGAAAACCTTGGCAGCCCTCCAGGCCGCCACAAGCCTCGCTGACACCGGCCACGTCTACTTCGCATCACTCGAGATGGGTGGACGCGAACTCTGGTCACGCATTATGGCCAACGTAGCCAACGTCCCCGGCGACGCAGTAACCCGCCGCCGACACCCCACCCCCGACGAACAAGCCCGCATGACCGCCGCCACGCCACACCTCCGCCAACTACCCATCCACTTCGACGACCGCGCCAACCTCACCATCGGAGACTTCGTAGCCACCACACGCCTCCTCCACCGACAACACGGCCTCACCGCAGCCTTCATCGACTACATCGGCCTCATCAACGCCGCCCCCGGCGACAGGCGAGCCCGCTGGGAACTCATCGGCGAATACACCAGGAGCCTGAAAAACCTCGCCAAAGACCTACAGATCCCCGTCTTCGCCATCGCCCAGCTAGGCCGCCAAGCCGAACAGTCCCCCGGCGGAGAACTCCAGCTCTCCCACCTCAGGGAATCAGGAAACATCGAGCAAGACGCCAATGTCGTCCTCCTCCTCTCCTGCCCCCACGAGGGAGGAGTCACCGACTGGACCCGCGCCGACATCCACGTCGCCAAAAACAGAGAAGGCCGCACCGGCCACGTCCTCCTCGAACGCGAAGGCGACTACAGCCGCCTCAACCACCTCGGATGGACCCCCAGTGCTTGACAACCCCACCCAACCCCGCACACAATAGGCACATCAGCACAACCGAAAGGAACCAGACATGACCTGGCCCACCTCGCCGTTCATCCACATAATCTCCGGAGAAGCCGAGGGATACCCAATCGAAAACGCCCTCGCCAAACACGAACCACACTACAGCAGCCACTACCCAGACACCTACGTCGTCGCCACAGGGCCATACGCCGGAGAACCCATCGTAAGAGGATTTGAGTTCGACGGAATCTGGGAATGGCACCCAGTTGCCGTAATCCCTACCGAAGTCGTCAACCAGCTTCACGAAGCTTTCTACGACAACGTAATGACCGAACAGCAAAAAGAAGCCTTCCAAGCCTTCGAAGCTCACATCTTCTAGCTGCACATCCCACCACCGAAGGAACTCACGCTATGGCCAGCCAGCCCATCCATCCACACACCCCAGACGCCATCACCCTCCACCAAGCCGAAACCCTCACCGGCATCAACTACCAAACCATCCACGACGCCGCCCTAGCAGGACACATCCACTGGGCACGCTACAACACAGTACCCACCTTCCGCGTCAGCCAACGCGACACCATCGCGTGGGCCGCCAACCAGAAGGCGGCATGACATGGCAAATTACAAGCCCAGGACATGCAAAAAGTGCGGAACAATATTCGCACCCCCGCACGCTCGAAGCCAATACTGCTCAGAAACATGCCGCCTAGAAGCAAAAAGGAAGGCAACCAGGAGGTGGCAGCAGAACAATAGGCAGAAACAGCGGGAAGCAAGTAAGAAGTGGCGCGAACGTAGGAGCGAATACAATAAGGAACGACTTCGAGAATGGCGCAAGCAAAACAAGGAACACTCCGCCCAATACGCCCGCCAATGGAGAGAGAAAAATGCGGACCACTACAAGGAAAATCGCGCACAATGGTACAAGCGAAATGCGCAACACGTGCGCGAATATGTCGCCAACTATAAAGCCAGCCACCCTGAACGCATCAAAGAATACCAGCGTAACTGGATGGCAAGAAATCCACACAAGGTCGGGGAAATAAAAGCCAGGAGAGCCCAAGCCGAACTAGAAGGCAACGCCACACCAGAGCTAATGAAAGCCAAATGGGAAGCGAGCGACCACACCTGCATCCTATGCGGCGAACCAATCGACGACACACTCTCGCCACGCCACCCCATGAGTCGCACACTCGAACACCTAACCCCCATCGCACGAGGAGGACGACACGACATCGACAACCTAGACTTCGCCCACTACAGCTGCAACAGCCAGAAGCGAGACAAGACCCTCGAGGAATACCGAGAATGGCAAGCTAGACTCCAGCAAGCCAGCTAGACACCCCCACCAAGGCCCCTGAGAGCCACACAGACGGGCTTTCAGGGGCCAACCTCACTTCCCAAACCTGCACGCAATGTCAGCGCCTA